GGATAGAACGACAAGAGGTCGTCCGGACTCGTAATGATATTTATTGCTCGATGTATACTGACGAATTACGTCGAATAGTACATTGGTTGTTTGAAATGGATACTTCCGTGATACCTTTTGTTGGTAATCATGGACCGGGCAGTACTGCCACGGGGGATAAAACCGTACCTGAGAAAAACTCTAGGTATGTTCCCAGCATTCAAACTGAGCAACTGTACAAATTACATCCTATACAGGATGTTCGCGCTAAAACTACTTCTCGTCCTCTAAGCTCTAAGTTAGAGTTTGTAAAAAAGGACGCTGGGAGTCTCAGGCCTATAACGCTTGAATCCATTGCCATGCAATATGGGCAACAGGGTTGGAAGGATCGGTGGTATCAAACTATCGATAATCCAGACTCAATTCTTCCGATTTCACGGTTCGTGAAATTTGGAGATCAGAAACGGGCCCAAACCAGAGCGGTTATGGGTTCGCAAGGGGAGTTGAAACCGTGGACACCTGCAACAATCGATCTCTCGGCTGCTACAGATTGGCTTAATTGCCTGACTGTTACTAATCTTTTCCAAGGAGACATCCTGCACTACATCATGTGTGGGCGCTCTTGGGATAGTAAGACAAGCATGGGGACCATTGAACTTGGGATGTTCGCCGGTATGGGGAGTGCACTAACTTTCCCTGTACAGACAACTGTGTTTTGCGCGTTTGCAGTTTTAGCTACAATAGTCGCGCTTCACGAAGCTGAGATGGGAATAGCACCTATCGATCTTTCTGAAGTTCTTTCCGACTACCTAGATTTAAACGGGTTTAAGAAACCTTATAGGGCTTACGCAAACGCCATTCAAATATACGGGGACGATATTTCTGTTCCCGAAATAGCCGTATCATGGTTGTTCAAGCTGTTAGAGCACCATGGACTCGTTGTGAATAAAGACAAATCTTTCTTCGGAGAGAGTTTTGTTCGCGAGAGTTGCGGCATCTTCTCAGCCGTGGGGGCTGATATAACCCCACTGCGTTATCGAATCCCCGTCATGAAAACCGGGGAGTTGGTTGATTACGCTGCCTTTGAAGGCACGCGTAGCTTAGTCAACAGATCCTTTCACTACGAATACAAAACTCTTTATCGAGGTGTCATAAGACAGTTTCGAGAGGAGAGTCTCTTCGTATCCTCAAAAACCAACCATAAAAAGCGTTGGAATCATGGGGATTATGGATGGCAAGCCTTCGGGAAGCCAGACATTCTTTGGGAGGAATATCGTGGCGAGGATGACTATATTGGTTGGATTTCTTTCAAACCAAGTTGTCCCGATCACATCATTGAGATGTGGGAGAAATTGCAGGCTTGTACTAGCTACATTCCTTCCGTAACAAGTGACACAGATAGAAATAGTGATTACTACCATCTCAATCGCGCATACATGTTGGCTACTGAATATGACATTCAGCAGGAGTCTCACGGTAAGATCAAACGTGGGATCCGATTAACCATAAGTGACGCTATACCATACAAGAAATTTTTGCATGGTGAAAGCTTTATGGCTTGGAGATGGGCTTCCAAGTTGAGGTCGCCCTTCAAACGGTGATCTTAGGAGTGTAGTGGATATACGAC